GCTCTTTAGACCATGGATTTGAGGCAGTAACTCATCCATGTACACCAGAATTTATGCTAAAAAGCATTGACTGGGACAAGATTACAGAGCAATTAGAAGAGAATGGGTATGACGAAACTTATGGAGCTGGTATTCATATTCACGTATCTCGTAACCATTTCAAATCTCGTTCCCATATTGGTAAGTTAATTCGTTTCTTCGCTGAAAACTATGACGACTTAGTACTTTTCGCTAACCGCCCTTCTAGTCAAGCAGAACAATGGGCTCAAGCAACTGATGTTTATGATTGTTCTACATTTGAAGGTTGCTATAATGAGGCTCGTGGTGAAAGATACTCTGCTGTGAATGTTCAAAATGCCGCTACTATTGAAATTCGTTTGTGGAACACCACTTACGACGCACGAACTTTACGCAGTTTTATCCAAATGACCGATGTATTGACTGATTTAGCTAACGGTCAATGGGAAGACTTCACCTGGGCGAATGTTCGTAAACTAGGCGAAGAACGTGGCTACGACGAATTATTACACAGATTAGGACAGCAAGGTAAATAAGCCTTGCTTTCCAATTTAAATAAATTTTAGTTATTAATTATAAAGGAGAAATATTATGTGCGTTATTGCAGTATATGAAGCAGGTTTAAAGTTACACGAAGAAGAACTTCGTAATTGTTTTGATTATAATAACGACGGTGCAGGTCTAATGTACTGGGATAAAGAAAATGGGAAAACCCGTATTAGAAAAGGGTTCTTTACTTTCGAAGACTTCTGGCAAGCCGCTAATGAAATTCCAGAAGATGTACATCGTGTGTTCCATTTCAGGATTGCTACAAGCGGTGCTATTGCACCTTCAACTTGTCACCCATTTGCAGTAAGTGATGATTACAAAACAATGGGTAAAGCCAACACATTCACTGATGTTGGTATGGTGCACAACGGTATTCTCTCAGAATACACACCTAAACTAGGTATGAAATCCAAGCATAGTGATACTATGCAGTTTATCAAGGAAATGGCTTTCCCATTAGGTAAAGCAATCTGGAATAAGCAAGTACAGGAGTTACTCGCTGAACATACACGTGGTAATAAACTTGTGTTTGTTGGTAACAATGGCTCTGTAGCTATGTTAGGCGAGTTTACTGAAAGTAAGGAAAGTGGTGCTTGGTATTCCAATACTAGCTATAAAAGCTATAAAAGTTACTATACAGGTAAGTATACTGATTATAGCACTTATGGTTATGATGATGTTTGGTATAGCGATGAATATGCCGAAGATTATACTGGGTACTACAACACTCAGCAAGCTGTTAAAACCTACGAAGAATTACTACAAAGAGAATACCCAGAATGTGTTAAAGGGGTTGTGGACACAATCACAGATGATGGGGAAGCTAAAAAATATTACCCAGTAGAAGTATTTGTAGGTAAGATGAGTGATGATTGTATGGAGCAGTTGATTGACGATATGTATGACTTGGCTTATCAATACTACGTATCAATTTATGATTACATGATTAAAGATTACAGTATTGTATTCTGGGTTGATTATCCAACCGCTATAGTTGGTAAGAAAATCAACGATGCTCAAACTATTTATGCAGGAGATAAGGACTATACAGGGGGTAAATAACCCCCTTCTCTTTTGGAGGTTTATATGAGTGGGATAGAATTATTTGATAGTCACGATTTATTTATGAAAAATGTGATATGGCAGTCTAGGTTCAATGGCTTTTTCAGTTTTCTAGTTGTTGATGAACGTAAAGGAGAAACTTTTCTAAGTACTGAAAACGGTGATTTATTTCAAGGTGCTTATGGTACTAGCTTTATAAAAGGTAAAGACGATTATGAACGCTGTTATATCGTAAAGGCGGTATATGCATGAATACGATTGAACTTGATATAGTAAAAAGGGAGTTCTAATAATGATACGCATTGGATTATATGACAAACAAGATTTACAAGGTAAGATTTTGATATGGTTTAACAACCCAACTAGCATGCCAATATCTTTCATGGTAATGTCACTAAATATTGGCGAAGCAGAAATGGACGTTTATAAAGATGGACTGTATAGTCCACATTTTAATAATACATTCTGGAAGACAGACACAGATTATCCTAATTTATTTTTACTAAAGGAGAAATATTAATGATAGACCGTGATTTATACGATAAACAAGACCTTGACAATAAAATTATAATTTGGCATTTGCATTGGCGTAATGAATACAAATCTTTTAAAATTTTAAGTCAACGTATTGGTTTGGACGGTATGAATGTAGGCAAGTGCGATTTATTTCGCAGTTATGGAGATACCATATTTTGGAAGCAAGATACGGATTTCCCACAACTATTTGTAGTAAAGAAATTGTATAGGAGCGTATAAATGAGGTTACCTTTACTACCACATCAACAAGAAGGTGTGGAATTTATTTTAAATAACTCGTCAGCATTTGTGTGCGACGATATGGGAATGGGTAAAACCAGAACAGTAATTGAAGCTATGATACAACGTAGTCAATTCCCCATTCTAGTAATTTGTCCTAGTGCTTTAAAACTTAATTGGAGAAATGAGATTGCGAGGTGGGTTGGTATAGATTTAGAGATTGATAATTTAGAGCAAGATATTATTATTACAAACTATGAACGTATGAACAAGTATAAATTTGAAATACAGGCTTTACCAATAAAGCAACTGGTATTAGACGAAAGCCATTCGTTTAAAGAGGAAAGCAGTAAACGTACTCAGTTAGCACTTGCATGGTCAAGAAAAATACCATACAAGATTTTAATTAGTGGTACACCAATGTTAAACAGACCACGTGAACTAATTACACAAATGGAAATTCTTAATAATATTCACAAAGTAGGTGGTAGAGAGAAATTCTTAGAGAAGTATTGTAATCCACGTCATAGTCAATACGGTATTGATTATAGCGGTTGCTCAGACTTACAGGAGCTTCATCAAACGATGAATGGAATTTGGCTTAGACGAACTAAGGACGATTTAGAGAATAAGTTACCAACTAAAACAATCGTGCCAATTCCAATTATAGAATTAAACCAACCAGCTCCTAGAAGTTTTAACGATATTGAAAGATATGATAGAGCGGTACTATATAAGAAATTAGATGCTTCTGTAGATTTTATAGAACAGTTATTGGAACGTGATGAAAAGGTGGTAGTGTTCGTACATCATAAAGACATTGGGAAGGCTTTAAACATGAAATTCCCAGATGCTAGTGTTATTGTAGGTGGTCAATCACCAGTACACAGGCAACTTAATATAGACAATTTCCAATTACATGATACTCAAATTATTATTTGTAGCTTGCAAGCTAGTGCAGTAGGACTGACATTGACTGCTAGTAGATGTGCAGTATTTATAGAATATCCGTGGTCACCTGCATTACTAGCACAAGCACAAGACCGTGTTCATAGGTTAGGGCAAGATAAAGACGTGTTTATCTTCTACTTATATGGACAAGGCAGTATTGATGAGTATAGACTAAATACAAACAGTTTTAAGAAAGCAGTTATTGATTATATAGTAGACGGAGGAATGTTATAATGAGTATGTTATTCGATAGATATGCAAGTGAAGAATTTGATAGTAATTATGATGATTGCCTTGAAGATATTAAAAAGCAATTAGCAGTTAGAAAGAGAGGAACAAATAAGGTTCTATATTATATCTACGGAGAATATGTGGCTGATGCTGTAGCAGAGCAATATTGTATGAGCTTTGAAAAGATACGACGTTTACCAAGGGATTACTTTAAATGGCTCGTAGATAATAAAAAGAAATACACAATTATCGATGACCATTACTTCTGTTATGGTTGGGACGACGTTAAGAAAATGAAAAAAGAAATTATTAATAAACCTAACAAAGTTTTTATTAATGGGGGTAATAATATGCACTTAGTAACAAAAGCAGAAATGGTATGTAATCAAGCAAAACTTATCATTAGAGATTACGAAAAGCATGGTGATTTAGACCAAGATACAAAAGAAGACGCTATCTATTGTCAAGGTAGTGTTGATGTTCTTATAGACGTAATTGGTAACGGTTACGATATTGGTGTAACAGTAGATGAGTTAGAAGACCTATGGGAAAAGTTACAAGAAATCTTATTTTAATTGAAGGAGAGCACATAATGCAAAAAGTTTACACTAAAGAAGAAATGTTTAATGTTATTGTCGAATTTAAAAATGTTATGGATTATATCTACTCAGCTCGTATGGATTGGTATCAAGGTGTTGGCGAAATGGATAAAGCATTATCTGATATTCGTCACCTAGTTGAAAATAATTATAACGGAGACCAAGAGCAGGGCGATATGTTCTCTCAAATCTTATTACAAGTATCTAAAGAGCGACGTAGAAATAAAGATATGCAAGAGTTATTCTTGCCAGTATACAATATCTACAAAGATAGTTATGATTTAATTAATGCGATTGAGGCTGCAATCAAATACAAAGAAATTATGGATAATGGTAGAACGTACACTCCTAAAGTTATAAATGAAGAGTTCTTAGCTAAGTTTTTGAAAGGGGGTGAATAATTTGAACGATTATATTATACTTGGTGGATATGGTTGTAAAAATATGAATGTATACACCGATGTTAAAAACTATGGTGTATTAGAAAATACAGATTTATATGCAAGTGGTAGTAGCTTGTGTATGATTACATGCGAATTAGGAAAATTAGTACCAAAGATTAGAACAAGCTCATTCGTCATGGACACTGAGTCGATATTTCAGATAAAGCAATATTTTGATAGCCAACTATGTAATGTGCGTACTTATATGGTTGGAAAATACGAATAAAGGTGGTGATATTATGTTTGATTATTGGGTATCTGAAGTAATTGCAGAGAGAGTATATCAAGTAAATGAAGTTTATTTTGACGCTGGTAATATTATACCGTCTAGTGTGATGCCTAATTGTTATTGTATAAAATCTAAGAATGTCGCTCATATACATGGTACGGATATTTATTTCAGTGAATTCCCTGCGTTCACAGTTGCTAAAAAGGATAATATTTATTTAATCAAAAAATATTATAATGGTAAAGTTCAAGATATCAGAGAACTGCACATCGGTAAATATAAAAATTAGGAGGTAATATGTTATTTATAGCGAAGTATGATGCCAGTCATTATTTTTTAATCAACAGTGATTATATGCCGTTTAAATGCGGTGTAGATATATGTTTTAATAAGTCTCATGTAACAGCTAACTTACATGATGGGACAGTTAATTATTATGCACGTACAGAAGTTTTTAAAGACTATACTATGTACCAAGTTAAGCATATCTTTAAAGAATATATAAAAACAAGTTCAAATATGTTGTGGATATCACCTTATGCTACAGTGTATGGTGGTGAATTAATGGTCGAGGAGGAACTAATATGTTAATGATTTGTTACGATATGTTTAGTACAAACGACATTTATTTAGTTAATACTGGTAGACTCACTTTAACTGGCAGTACATGTGGTCATTTTAATACAGTAGTGAAAAACTTAATTAGTGCAGTGACAAAAGATATGTGTATCTGGGACGGAGCTGCTCCGTATTATTCCAGTGCAGATATAAAAACATTTGAAATAAAAGAAATCTATAGAGAGGACGATGTATACGAAATATGAATAAGTGTAAGTATAAAGTAAAGGAGTTGAAATAACATGTATACATATTACTATATTTTAGATGACACGTACTACAAAATGACTGGGGAGCAGGAATATACATGTATTGAACATTTTTATAATCTAGGTCAAGTACATGCAGAAAACCTCAATCAAGGTAATTTATTTGATTTTCAAATGACTCACGCAACGCCTTTCAGGCTGTATGTTACGAAAGAAGTATTTAAATAAAATAGGAGGACAATATGATTTCAATACAAATTGATGAAAGAAAATACAAGAAAATTATTAAAGGCACTTACGATAACGTAGGGTACACTCTTTTTGATGATTATAAGGCTTTCGATATTGGATTTGAGAAGTTAAGAGACCTTATAGATAGTGCTATGCTAAAAACAAAGAAATAAAAAATGGGCGAGGGTTTTATTCCTCGCCTTTTTCTTTTTCTGGTAACATATTTAGTTTATTGATTAAGTCTCTACTTAATTTACTTGTTGTATCAATGGAGCGTTTTTCTTCAATCTCTTGTTTATCAACAGGTTTAAGACCAGCTCTATCTAACCAATCTTTAATAGCAGTTACTTTAGCACTTGCAGGAGTAT